GGCGATGGCTATGGCTATGGCGATGGCGATGGCTATGGCGATGGCCGCGGCTATGGCTTTGGCGATGGTGGCTATGGCCATGGATATGGTTATGGCTATGGCTATGGCCGTGGCTGTGGCAATGGCTATGGCAGTGGCTATGGCACTGCTAGTCCCAATCGACTGAGGAGGAAATGATGCCAATCAGTCCCTACAACGGAGGCAAGAAAAAGCGCCACTTCACGCTCAGCGACCAAGCCTATGCCCATTTGACAGCCATTGCAGGCGAAGCACGGCTTTCGCGCTCCGAAGCTCTTGAACGTCTCATCCGCTCTGTTCCGTCCTGGGAAGGAGCAGCCACTTTCTCAGACGGTGCTTGGAAGCTAGCAATTGACTATGCCTCTGACTCTGCCCTTGACCCTGCCCTAGATGAAAACACTCTCACAATTGATTGAAACGCTCAACAAAGCCCTCGCTCAATCTGGCCCCGACACTGAAGTGCTTTTGTGCTTTGAAGAAGGGGCAATGGATGAAGGCTACGACGAGAAATGCACTGAAGGCATTAGCGACATTCGCCTTGTAGACGATTGGCCGCTTCCTGGGACAAGCCTTGTCAATTACGAAGGGCAAAAACCTCAGAAGCTTGTCATCTTCTACGACAACCATTACAAGCTCGATTCTTCCATTGTGGAATGAACCACACTACACTGCTTTATCGCCCTGAAGATTTTTCCATGAATCAAGCCTCTTCTGCAATGATGGCCGAGCGCAGTCTTGGTATTTTCACGCCTCTTGAAATCAGTCCCGAAGCCTTTGTCAAAGCCTACGAGCTTCCCATTGGGGAGCATGTGGAGAAGAACTACAAGGGACTTTCCTACCTTTCGTGGCCTTTTGCCTATCGCTATTTGAAGGAGCAATTCCCTTCCATCTACGTTGCTTTTGAGGAAAGCACTGTTGGCTGGCCAGTGTTTGGTCAAGAGGGCTGCTGGCTGCTTCGTCCCTATCTCACTGATGGCGTGAGGCGCACTCCTGCATTGGTGTTCCCGCTGATGGACAACAAGCACAATGCTCTTGCCAAGCTTGATGCTCGTGCCGTTAGCGACAACATCCAACGGGCTAGCGTTAAGTGTATTGCCACCTTCACTGGTCTCGGCCTGAAGCTTTACGCAGGCGAAGACATTCCCAAGGCCGACGAAAAGGAAACCACTAGGCTCCCGCTCCAGCAGGAAAGCCCAAAGCCTGCTCCTGCGGCCAAGAAGGCTGCACCTTCGCCTCAGGCGGCTACTGGTGGCACTTCTGAGCCAGTAGCTTTCGATGGAAAGGCAGCTCTTCTCGGTCTTTGCAAAGCCAATCCTCTTGGCCTCCCAGACGAGCGCACAAGCATGATGGCTGGCAAGGCAGCTCTTGAAAGTCTCGGCCTCGCAAAGGGCGATGACATTAAGGACTCCGCCATGTTTGCCAATGTGGTGACCACCATGATCACAACTTGGGCAAAGGAACAAGGGCTCAAGATCAGCAAAGCCGACATGGCGAAGGACATTGACACCCTGCGCTCCATTTGCGCTGAAGGCTCTCTTGAGCAAGCCATCAAAGGCGTGGAGGTGTGGAAAGCGGGAAAGCAATAGACCTGTCAGCGGCCCTCCTCGCGAGGGCCTTTGCTGGCCACCTCGTGCTTGATGATGGCGTGCCATTAACTGACATTCCTCTCGAAACCATCTTCCAATGATCCCCTTCTTCCTCCAATGATTCCTTTTTACATCTCCTTTCTCGCTGCCATTGGCACTGTTGCCTTGGTCATCATCCTGGGCTACACCATTGCCTGGTTCATTGCCCATGTAATGTTTGACCCCTAGACCTAGTGGCCTGCTACGATCACTCCCTTGCCTCCATCGCCATGCCTGCCCTAGAACGCTTTGAGCCGAAGCGCATCAGCATCAATGGGAAAAGGCACTACGTTACGGAGGGCTTTCTAAATGTTCCCGACGGCACAGTTTTGCCTTCCGTAACTACTGTGCTTTCTTCCATGGCGCCAGTGGCCAAGATCATGGCGCTGATGAACTGGCGAAAGCGAGTGGGAATGGACGAGGCTAATAGACGCACAAGGCTTGCTGCCAATCGTGGCACATGGATGCACGGCGTTTTAGAAGATTGGTTCAATGGAGAAGACATTGAGCACCACCTCGAAAAGGCTCCTGATTGGCAGCCCTACTTCTCGGCAGTGGAGCCATTCCTGCAAGGCATTGACAAGCCCGTGCTAGTAGAAAGCGCAGTGGCTTGGTACGACGATCACGATGCTGTTGGCTTCAGCGGCACTCTTGATATGGTCGCTCAAATGACCAACGGAGCATTGGCTTTGGTCGATTGGAAAACTTCATACAAGGAGAAGCCCGACTATCAGCTTGCGGATTACAAGCGGCAACTAGGGGCCTATTCCATGGCGGCAGAGGCCATGTACGGCCAGTCCATTGACGAGGCATGGTGCGTGATCGCCTGCTACGACCCTGAGCAAGAAGACAGCGAACCGAGCCTGCAACTCCTCCATCTCGACGGCTTTGAGCTGGTGAGCCAGCAGCACGTCATGAGGGACACTGTGAAGAGATATTTCAAAGATTTTTACCCAGGGGGCAAAGCCTTCACCATGACGGCTGATAGGGGTTAAGCTAAGCAAGCCCGCAAGGGCTCAACCATCACTCCCAAGGAGAAACACCATGGCCAATCGGCCTCCCATCACCGCAGCAATCGACCTCACGCCAGACGTGTTGAACAAACTCAAGACCGCTGGCCCCAACGAGCGCGGCAACTATTCCCTGGATCTCGCAGTCTGGGCCAACACCAAACGCTCCTCTGATCGCGCACCTGGCTACACGGGCAGCGTGAAAGTCAAAGGCGATAAGGACGGCCCGAAGGGCTATGCGAGTGTATGGGTGAATGAAGAAGTTGGCGGCGGCGACGATCTCTTCTGAGCCCTTCTGCTATTGATCACTAGGGCACTTCGGTGCCCTTTCTTTTCCTCCATTGAACCATGCTCCTCAACGACAAGCAAATTAGCAAACTGGCCGAGCTTGACATTTTGATGCCCTATGTGGGCGAAAAGTGTCGCACGCTGGACAATGGCAAGAAAGCCGTGAGCTACGGCCTTTCCCAATGCGGTTATGACATCAGGCTTTCCCCTAAGCAATTCCTGGTGTTTGACAGTGAGATTTACCAGCCAAAGAACTTTGCCCTGAGCCCAAAGGACAGCGAAGGTTCCGCTTGGGAAGAAGCGTTGGTCCATGGGGAGGACGGTGATTTTTTCGAGCTGCCTCCCAATAGCTTCGGGCTTGGCGTGAGCCTTGAGCTGTTCAACATGCCCACGCACGTATTTGCCGTTTGCCAAGGCAAGAGCACCTACGCAAGGCTTGGTCTTGTGGTGAATGTCACGCCGATTGAACCAGGCTGGAGCGGTCATTTGACCATGTGCTTCATCAACCCTACGCCGTTCACCATTCGCCTCTATGCCAATGAAGGCATTGCGCAAGTGGTATTTTTTGATTGCGGGGAAGTTGAGCAGGCTTACACTGGCCAGTATCAAAACCAAGGAGCGTCAGTGGTATCTTCCAAGGTGGGCTGAAAGTGACAAGGGGCTTCGGCCCCTTTTTTATTGTCTATAGTCCATCAAGAGAAAACAATGGAATGAACAAGCGAGACGTGGTGAACATCGTGGCAGCACGAGCCGACGTGAATTACAAGACTGCCATGCTCATCGTCAATTCCTTTCTGGAAGTGCTCATGGAAGAAATCCTGAAAGGAAAGCGCGTGGATCTGCTTGGCTTTGGCGCCTTCGAGCTTCGTGATCGTGCCCCTAGACGCTACATTGATCCTCGCACTGGAGAAGAGGCTTGTACGACACGCAGGCGGATGCCATTCTTCTTCGCCTGTATGCAGTTCAGACGGAGAGCAGTGGACAAATGGGCAGCTAAAAGCCTGGACTAGCTAGCGTGCTGGTCATTGCCTGACCATTGTGAGCGCTCTTGAGGATCAGTTTGAAGCTCTATGGAAAAGCAAGTTTCCGCAGCTTCTGCTTGAGCGCGAATACAGCGACATTGAAGCTTGGGAAAAGGACTACGAGCAGCGCTATGCCAAAAGCAAGCGCAGCAAGCGCTATCGCCTAGATTTTGCTCATCCTGATACGAAAGTGGGCATTGAAATTCAAGGCGGCGTGTACAACCGTGGTCGTCACGTTACTGGCTCAGGCTACGAAAGAGATTGTCGCAAATACAATCTTGCCTATACGAGCAATTGGACCATCTTTCTGCTCACTGCCCAAATGGCCAAAGACGCCACTTGGCTTGCTTTGATTGCTTCTCATATTTGTCTACGAGACGAGCAGCTTCGCTAAGCAAAGCGTCTGCTGCCTCCAGAGAACTATCTCGCACTGCCAGTGCTTGACGCAGCTCAATGTTCTCCTTCATCATGCTCTGAAGGGCAGTGTTCATTGCTGCCCAGCCCTCTAGCAAATTGCCTGCCACGCCACGAAGCTGCTCAATGTCGCGACATTCCTTCAACGCCCGTCGATTGACGGCCATTGAAAACTCTCGTTCAGGGCTGTGCTGAAATGGACCCATCAAAGCGCGAACACGTCGATCGTCAAATGTTAGCTCAACAGGAATGGAGAATGACACTTTCGTTCATAAGCCTTGCTTAAGCCTAAAGGCAGAAGAAAGAGAAACGATGGAGGAGAGCCGAAAAGGAAAGGCGAGAAGCCCGAAACGCTTGCCACCATTGCCTTGAAGGACTATGCTGGACAGGCCCTCGCAGCGCCTCTGATGCCTCCAGAGAAGACAACGCCAGCAGTGGAGACTTTTGGAGACTTTGTTCTCCTGCTGATCACCAGCATCATCACTTGCTCCATCCTCGCCTACTTCCTGGCTCTTTCGGCTTCCTATTTCTTTCCATTGTTCTCCTTGTCGTTTGGACAGTGGTTTGTCGTGGCAGCTACCATCCGCCTCCTTAAAGCGAAATGATTCCCTCTCTCCCTTCCATCGACCCACTAGGCGATGGCAAAAGCATGGTGGTGCTGCTCGACAGCATGGGCAATAGCTTGAGCGTGGTGAACGACGCCAGGCAAAGCTTTGAACAACGCAGCGAAGAATGGGCAGAGCGCGACGCCAAACTCATTAACTACCTTGCTGCCCATCATCACACTTCTCCCTTTCGTGGTGTGGTGTTCAAATGGTTCGTGAAAGCTCCCTTGTTCATTGCTCGTCAATGGTACAAACATACTGTTGCCTCCACTTACGTGGATGATCAGTTGGGCTGGAATGAGAAGAGCTTTCGCTACTGTTCAGCAGAAGATGCTGAGTTCTATGTGCCAGTGAAGTTCATGCGGCAAAGCGAAAGCAACAGACAGGCTTCTGACGGCTTCCTTGATGGCAATGCCCAAGCACTAGCCCTTCAGCAGTATTCACAGGCCCTAGAAGCTTGTAAGCAGGCTTACGAGGGGCTTCTGCTGACTGGCGTGAGCAAGGAGCAGGCACGGGCCATCCTGCCTAGTGCGCTGATGACCAGCTTTGTCTGGACTTGCTCCCTGCAGGCTCTGTTCCATTTCATCAGCTTGCGCGTGGATGCCAAGACTGCTCAAAGCGAAATTGCTGCCTATGCTCGGGCATTGCTTGTGCTTGCTCGTCCTACTGCCCCTGAAGCTTTCAAAGCTTTTGAGGACAACAACTATCAATTCTGATTATGACCGACTCCGTTAATTCTCCCCTTCACTATACATTTGGTTCCATCGAATGTATCGAGGCCATTGAAGCTTCAATGAGCCCAGAGGCTTTCAAGGGCTTCATGAAAGCCAATGTCATTAAATACCTTTGGCGCTATGAACAAAAAGGAGGAGCTGAATCTCTCAAGAAAGCAGAATGGTACTTGCAACGCCTCATTGCTTTCCGCGAAGCGGAAGAAGCCAAGGCAGGCAAGATTCTCGAAACAGTGAAGGAAGTGTTGGCGATGGAAGAGGAAATTGATTACGACCCTGATGACTACATGGCCAGTGGTTGCCCTGATGGTTTCTGTCCTATGCCTGGAGTGAGACAAGGGCCAAGCGAAGGAATGTTCAAGCCAATCAACTAGCCAGTCTCAAATGCAACGAAGGCGGCCATTGAGCCGCCTTTTCTGTTCGTTGTTCATGAATGGGCACCACTCGTTGCACTTGTTCCATCCATTCCTCCCAGTTTCCAATGTCAGTATGAGCGCTGACAAAGCTATGGGAATGCACCCAGGACAATAGCATTTCCTCTCGTTGAGGCGTCCAGCAATCTAGTGGCCTCCAAAATTCAAACACTGGCAAGTCGCCCTTCGCTCCATTGTGCTCCCGACATGCTGGTACGATATTCCATTTTGCATAGTGCGGACCACCTTTACTCTTTGGCACTAAGTGGTCAAGCGTGAGCTTTTCGTGCCACTTTCCGCAATAGGCGCAAGCTGGTTGCCCTAGTGGTCCTTTTAGTGGATAGTCTTCAAAAATGCTCTTGCGGAATCGGCGCTTGGCTTCTGCTGGTCGGAGTTCATTGAGCGAGTAAAGCAGAAAATCAGGCCCATGATTCCCAACCATATGAATAATGGCTTTCCTTAAGCATAGAAAGCCAAAAGGCCAAAGTCGGTAGTTTTAGAATGATGAAATAGTTACATTTTCTCCTCACCAATGGAAGGATGGGAAAGCAGTCTGACTAAGATTGCCACGTCTTTGACTGCTGCCATGCTCATCGCTTGCGGTGGGATGATGATTACGATCAGCAATCAGCAGATACGTCTTGTCACGCAAATCGAAAGCATCACTAAAAACCTAGATACGCTCACGCTAAGCGTACGAGAGCTAGAGGCAAGAGTGAGAAGCCTGGAAGTACGGAAATGATTGGCAGTGCTAGGCTAATTGCATAGTCTGTCTTTCTTACCATGGAAACCGTCGGAACTGTTGAATGGTTCATTATTGGCGGCATTGTCGTAGCAGCCGTTGATGAAATCATTGAGCGCACCCCCTGGAAAAGCAACAATGCTCTCCAACTGCTTCTCACTGGCCTGAAAGCAATCTTCCGCGTGAAGGAATGAACTGAATGGCCGTTGTCGTCCCTAATTCCTGGGAAGGCGTGAGCGCCCATGCAAAGCGCGTGGGCGCAAAGTTTCCTGAGCTTGTTGCAAGCCAATGGGCTCTTGAAAGCTCTTTTGGCAAAAGCTTCCCTGGAAAATGGAACGCATTTGGGCTTAAAGGCCCTGGATCCTCTGCTTCCACTAAAGAGTTTTACGACGGTCAATGGGTGGAAATCAGGGCTGGCTTTATTGACTTCCCAAGCCTTGCCGCTTCCATTGAATATCTCGTTAGTCGTTGGTACTTAGATTGGAAGGGCTACAGGGGCGTTAATCACGCTCCGCGTAGAGAAGCTGCTGCAAAGATGCTTCAAAGCGAAGGTTATGCCACTGATCCTGGCTATGCCGATAAGCTCATCCGCTTAATGAATCAATACGCTCCTGCCCTATGACTGTCCCTTCCATTGCTCTTTCAGACGCTGCGAAGCACTATCAAGAGCTGAAGCATCAGCGAGAGGCTTGGGCATGGCTTCAAGGACAGCTCACGCCTGCAGAGCTGCAGGAGTTTGCCAAGCGCTACCGAGAAGCTTCTAAGGCCTTCCAGAATCCCCTGCAAGTGCCCTATTTCTCCCAGCGGGACAATGCCTCAGGACAAGGCTATAGAGAGTGCTTCAGCAGCTCCTGCGCGATGGTGGCGGCATTCTATGGCAAGGTGAAGGGCGACGATGAATACAACACTATTCGCGCTCGCTTTGGCGACACCACCAACTCTGCTGCTCAGGCGAAAGCCCTGGAAAGCCTTGGCTTAAAACCTACGTTCAGGCAGAACATGCGGCTTGTAGACCTTGAGAAAGAAATTGCTGCAGGCAGGCCAGTAGCAGTGGGGTGGTTACATCATGGAAACTATCGTTCTGCTGCTGGTGGAGGTCACTGGAGCGTTGTTGTTGGACTAACCAATGGAGGCACCATCCAGCACGATCCCTTTGGGCAGCCAGACCTCGTGAAAGGAGCACACGTAAGTTCTCAAGGAGGCAAGTTTGCCACTTTTGCCAATCAATACTGGTTGCCTCGCTGGGAAGTGAAAGGAGGCGATGGTTGGGCGATGCTTGTGCGGCCATGAACGTACAAGGACTTCCCGACGAGCCAGAAGAAATTATTAACATTGCTGCAAAAGCAAAGCTCCTCAAGATGGAGACTTCCTTAGGCAGTGCTGCTCTCTCATCCTCGTCTTCCATTGACATAGAACCTTCTGGCACTGCTTTTGGCTTGCGCTTGTCAAACAATAAAGCGCCTATGCTCCTCTTCAGCACTAAAAAGCTTCGCGAGGCTTCGTCCTTTCAAGGGGCTAAAACCGTCGTGGATGAAGCTCTAGAGGACTACGAGCAAAATGAAAATAGTTGAGAAGGAAAGGAGCGATGGAAGGGAATGGTCTTTTAATGTAGGCAGGCAAAGACGGTCGTTCTATCATCATTTGCAAATTGCTCTTCTGCTGAAGCTGCCTTTAGACGTGGCGGCATTAGTGCCTGGTATAAACAAGAAAGCGCTGTTCTCCTCCATTGATGCCCTTCAAGCTCGCTTTGGCCTTGAAGCCGTTAACGATTTCATCATTCAAGACGAAGAGCTATTGGGCTATAGGATTGAGCGTGTGGTAAGGGAAGCAATCAGGCGCCATGAAGCAACTGCCTGATTTCTCCTTCATCGCCAAGCTTTCACCTCGCGCTGGAGTCATTGCAGCCATTGTCTTGCTCGTGCTAGCAGCATTGGCAGTGCGTTGTGGCATCAGCGAAGAAGAAGCCCTAGAACGTTACCTAGAGCTTCGTGAGCGCGTGAGCGCTAAAGACAAAGGGAAACGATGGA